GGCAAAATCCCAACCGCCGACCAGCTCGCCCCCGGCGCGATCTCGGTCAATCACACCGACCGCCGAATCTACGCCAAGCACCCGAGCACAGGCGAAATATACAAGCTCGCCGGTGCCAAAGACGCCCCCGACCGCGTCTGGGCCTTCGACCTCTCCGCCGACGGCACCACGACCTACCTCGGCTTTCTCCTTTACGCCGATTTTCCACCCACCGGCTCGGTGTATGACTCCGAGTCCTGGGAAATCTCCCGAACCATTTTCAACACCGCAGGCACCACCAGCACCGAATCCAGCGCCACCGGCGCGTGGTCGAACAAAACCAATCTCCAATTTTCTTAACCCAAAAATCCAAACACCATGAACGCTACCAACCCCATCGAAATCGACGGCAAACAATACCCAAAATATTCGCTCAACCTCGCCATCACGGGCCGGTATCTAGGCGATGGTTCTTCAGACGCTTGCATTAACCTGCTCCTCACCCCCACACGCATTGAGGCGGGGGAGGTCATCACCGCGCCAGAAGCGTCAATCAGTCTCCTTCGCGGGAGTTTGAACGAGGTCACTGACCCCGCAGAGCAAGCCGCCATCGGTGCGATCCAAGCCGCGCTTCAAAACCTCCTCGCCGCGAAAGGACTCTAAGCCATGGCCCTCATACTATCTGCCGCCACAGGCAACTTTAACGCAACCGCGACATGGGTCGGTGGAGTTGTGCCTACGGTTGGCGACGAGGCCCGCGCCAGCACCGGCCACACAATCACGATCACAGCCAATACCACTTGCGATGAAGTCAGCAACGCAGGCAGTGGCATTTTCACACTGAACGATGGCGTCACGCTCACTGCAAATGTCACCAATAAAACGACAACCGTTTCACGCGCCTGTATGCAATTTACAGGGTCCGCGCCTGCCAGTGCAACAATCGTCGGAAATGTAACGAGCGGGCCAGCGGCCAGCACGCTGGGTATTAACAATGTTAACACTGGCACTGTCAATATTACTGGGAATGTGACAGGCGGTAGTGGAAATTCTTCCTCTGGCGCTTACAATTCAGCCACAGGCACTTTTATCATCACCGGAAATGTCGTAGGAGGAAGTGCAACAGGGGCCAGCGGTGTGCAGGGGCAAGGGAACGGCACAATTACAATAACTGGAAATGTGATAGCCGCGAATGGAACAGGCGTAACCAATGTCGGTTCCGGAACGGTTACAATAACTGGAAATTCCACAGGTGCAGCAGTTGCGGGCGTCAATAACTCCTCAACTGGCACGATTACAATAAACGGAATTGCCACAGGCGGAAGCGCAGGCGTCGGCGTCAACAATGCTTCGACGGGAGTGGTCAATCTCGGTCGCGCAAAAGGTAACACATATGGTCCCGGCAACACCAGCGGCCTTGTCGCAACAGTCGGCGCGGCAAACGCTGGCGTCGGAATCATAGAAATTCAACAGCTTGAATACGGCACATTCGGAATGTCGCCAATAAGCGGCACAGGCATCCGCCTCAAAAAGGCCAGCACCAATGTCGCCGTGTTTAATTACTGCGACACCGCAGGCGCGAAAACCCTCATCGACGCCACCACCAACGCCGCCATGCCCGCCGCAAACAATGTCCGCAGCGGAGTCAGCTACGCCAGCGGAGCGTTGACCGGCTCCTGTGCAGTCCCAGCCGCAGGTTCAGTGGCGCTGGGAGTCCCTGTTGACAACACAACAGGCACGGCAGTCCTCACGCCAGAAGCCGTGTGGAGCCACGCCACCCGCACCATCACCGAGGGCGGCATCACTGCTGCCGATGTCTGGAGCGCACCCACCCGCACAATCACGGGCGGAACGGTCACCACATTGACCAACGCGCCAACCGTTCCAACCGCCGCCGCCATCGCCGACGAGGTGCGTGTGGAACTCGCCACCGAACTGGCTCGCCTCGACGCCCCGGTCAGCGGCGCAACACCCCCAAGCGCCGCCACCGTGGCCACGGCAGTCCGCTCCGAGCTTTCGGTCGAGTTGGCCCGAGTCGACCAAGCCGTGAGCACCCGCCTCGCCGGTTCGGCCTACACGGCGCCAGCAAACAGCGATGTAGCCGCAGTAAAAGCCGTCACCGACGCACTCGTCGTGGAGCGTCTCAATAACTGCGCGACCACGGCCATCGTCGGAAATCTCCTTGCCCAAGCTAACTCATGACGCCCGACTCCGCACTCGGCATCATCAACCACGCAGCGCGTCAGGATGCCACCTGGCACCTGATCGCGCTCGTGGCGATCGGGCTCGTTTTCGCCAGCATCCTCTTCCGCTGGTTCACCCGCCGCCTCGAGCGAGTGGAAACAAAAATGGACCAGCAGAACGAAGAATTCGTCACCCACCTCAAAACCGCCAACCGAGAAATGCTCGAGGTCATCAGCAGCAACCAGCAGACCACCAACCGCGCCATCACGATCATGGACCGCCTCGAGTCTAAACTCGACCGGCACAATCCCTGACCCTTTGACACCCCGCCGCGAAGCATGAAAGCAATCCTCTTTGCCCTCGACCGTCTCAGCGAAAACAGCACATGGCGCGGTCTCATCCTCGTCGCCGTCGCCCTCGGCGTGAAGATCGAGCCCGAACTTCAAAACCAGATCATAGCCGCTGGGCTCGGCCTTGTCGGAACGATCAACATTTTCCGAAAAGGGAAATAATGAACCCCAAACAGGTCGCCGCCGTGCTCATGATCCTCGGCTGGCTCTTCCTCGCAATGGCCTTCCTGACCTCCTGCGTGGCCGTCCCGATGCCTCCCTTCGGAGACCGCATCGGCGAGGCTGGCACGCTCCACATCCGCGCCACCGTGCGCTTTGAGCCACGCCTCAGCGAAGGCGAAGCCGCCAACCGCGACCTCTGGAACGCCCTCGGCGAGTTCCAAAAAACCATCCCCGCACTGAAGGACAAATGATCTCCCTCCTCGCCCGCTTCTTCATGCTGCCCAAGCCGCAGGTATCCCCCGCGCCAGCCCCCGAGCCAAAGCCCGCGAAAACCTCCCCGGCACCGAAGACCGAGGCGGTCAGTAAATACTACCAACAGACGAACAAGAAGACGCCCAACATCTCGACCGGCCGCGTGATCAAGCCCACCCATGTGATCTTGCACCACACGAGCGGAGCCTACGCCGGATCCGTCTCGTGGTGCTCCGACCCCGTGAGCAAAGTCAGCTACCACTGCATCATCGCTCGCAACGGCAAACGCACCGCCCTCGCCCTACCGACCCAGCGAACCTGGCACGCCGGAGTCTCAAGCTGGCAAGGCCGAAAAGATGTCAACAGCTTCTCCATCGGCATGGCATGGGAAGGCGACACCTACTCGACCCCATTGAGCGAAGACGCCCTCCTCTCCGCCGTCGAATACCTCCTCCCAATCCTGCGCGAGCACCACATCCCCCTCGCCAACATCCTCCGCCACGCCGACATCGCCCGTGGCCGCAAAGACGACTGCTCCCCAGCCGCCCACGCCGCCCTCCTCGCGGCTCTCAATAAAGTCCTCTAGGGCAACAACGGGCAACACTCCCGTAAATCATTGCAAAACAAACCCAAGAAAGCGACTTAAAATCCGTTTTCGCGAAAGCGGAGTGCGGGTTCAAGTCCCGCCGCCGGCAGAGTGCTTTGTGACGATTTGAGCTAGGTTTTAAGCGGGTTGGCGGGTGGTTGGCTTCTTGAAACAACGGGCGGGAAGTGGCGGCTACTGGAAGAAAATAGTTGAGAATTTGGGCAACACGGGCAACAAGTGGGCAACAGACCATGAGTGCCTTTCTTGTCAGTCCCTACCCGCAGCGGCCTTCGACGCCTTGGAAGCTGACGATCCCGCAGAAAATTTTTGGCAAAAGGATCCGCCGTTTTTATCGCACGGAGGCCGAGGCTTGGGCGGCGGGGCCGGGGCTTTTGGAGAAACTTCAGAAGGGTGGGACGGATTCGCTCGCGGAGGAGCAGGTGAGCGGCATGTCTATGAAATCCGCGGTGCGGGATTACATCGCGAGCAAGGCGGGCAGCTCGGAGCGGCACAGGGACAAACTGGAAAAGATTTGCGGGGAGCTTTTGGATGCGTTCCCTGGCGCGGTGGCGGCGGTGTCGCCGATGCAGGCGGCTCGGGTCTTTGGAAAGATCAAGGGCGCGCCGACGACGCGGGCGGGGTGGCATCGATATGCTTCTGGTTTTTTCCGCTGGTGCGTGGACATGGAGCTTCTAGACCGAAATCCATTCCGCCGGGTGGTTGCGCCGGAGGCGGAGTCGAAGAGGTCACTGATTTCTGCAAAGGAACTGCGGGCGATTCTGGATGCGGAAATGTCGGATGCTTTGCGCGCTTGGTTTTTGCTGGGTGCGTTTGCGGGGTTGCGGTCCATCGAAGTCCACAGGATGCGTTGGGAGGATGTGGATCCGAGGACGGGACAGATCGAGGTTCGGAGGGAGGTTTCGAAACAATCAAGCGGCCTGCCGGAGCGGATCGTGGACTTCACGGAGCCGCTGGCGAGGCGGAAGGAATTTTTCAAAGGAAAATCGGGGCTGATCGTGCCGGCGAAATCGCTCCGACTTTATCGGGAGAGGGAGGCTTTGATTGAGCGGCTCAACAACGAGGGCGTGGTGCCGTGGGCCATGCTGCCGGAAAATGCCCTCCGGCACTCTTTCGCTACCTACCACCTCGGCCGCTGCCAGGATGCTGGCAAAACAGCGCACCAGATGGGGCATTCTTCGACGGCGCTCGTTCTCAAAACCTACGCGGTTCCTTCGCGCAAGGCGGACTGGCGGGCTTGGTGGCGGGTTTAGGTTTCGCTGTTAGATCGTGGATTTGGGCTACCCAGCCCGGCGGGAGGAATTCTTCGTAGCCGTTGAGCGCGAAGAAACGGAACTCTCGGACGCTCTCACTACTTTGGCACCAACACTGTCCGGGGAGTGGACTTTTCCCTGCTCTTCTTCTCTGATTTTCGCCTGCTCGACTGCGTCAGCAATGATGGTTGAGATGGCGGTCTTGGAGAGCCTCGATTTTTTGTTTTCTTCGGCCTGCCTTTTGACCACCCAAGCGTGCAGATCATTCGGTAAAGAGATGTTCAATTTCTTGTGCGTTTTCTCTTTCATATATTCCCACTAGTAGCACCGCGCACACTACCGCGCAAATTTTTCTGAAAAATATTTTCGCCCGCAAACCTAGTGTTCATGCGGATGTCAATAGAAATCTTCGTATGGGGTAAACACCCCATTGACTTTTTTTATTGCTCTACCGGTAGCACCAAGGATATCGGTAGCACCATGCAAAGCGCATACACAAAAACCAGCGTGAGCCTCCCGAACGAACTCGCGGAATGGCTTCGCCAGAAGTCAGAGCAAAACGGGGGAACACCGATCAGTCGCTTAATCGCGGCGGCGATTCGCCAACAAGTGAGCAACGAAAAACGGAGGGCCAAGAAATGAACCTCTCCGATGTTTACATAGATATGGACGAGGCGAAGCGCCTCTCGGGTTTTTCCAGCCGATCGATCCGCGACTACATTAAACGGGGCGAATTTGCGGCAAGCCTTCCAAGGGGCCGGTGCGGTGGCTGGCACATCGTCAGGGAATCATTTCTCGACTGGTGGGGCTATAGGAACGCCTCCACCGCGAATCGCACGACGATCCCAGCACGGAAACGGAGGGCCGCGTAATGGACTGCGAAACTCTTCTCCGATGCCTCGGCTACTCGATCGACGCGGCTTTTAAATTTGGCCCGGTCGCCATCGCGGCGGTCATCACTTGGAGGCTCGCCCGATGAAAAAGCGACTCTGGCTCGTGCAGGGGTTTAATTTTCTCCGCCTAAAAGTCGGGGACACTTTCTTGGCCTTCACCGAATCGGAAGCTCGGGAGCTTTTCCGAATCGAATACGGATGCTCTGCGATCCGGGTGGAGGTCGTGCGATGAGCGACGGCATGGGCATCACCCTGGCGA